TCACCCACGGGTGATTCTCCAGCAGGGTGCGCTTGGACAGCAGCGAGGCGCTGCTGTTGATGTTGGCGATGATCTCCGTCTCGTCCACCGGCATATCCATGTTGAACTGAATATCGAAGGTTTCAGAGCGGAAGTCGCCGGCACCCTTCATCTGGAGCCAAGTGTCCAGGAACGGCTTCATCCGCAGGAAGGCCGCCTGAAGCTCAGCGCCCAGATCTGCGCAGTCAGCATCGAGATCCATGTACCGGAAGCCGATGGCCTTTCCGGATGCGTTCCCGAGGTCAGGGTCTTTGGTATCGACGGCGGATGCGAAATCATACAGGTCACGCCGCTGCTTATCCAGGAACGACAATACAGCATCCACGTTGATGTCTGCCTGCAGCTTATCGACGCCGCCGTCACCGTCCACGCGGATCGCCAGGTGCTTCTTCAGCTCAACCAGGAACTGACCGAGATCCTCGCCGCCGTAATTCCGCAGCACATAGATGAACTTTGCAATATCCCGAAGCACATCGGCGGTCACACTGGTTTGCCAGTTGTAATCGTCCACCAGCTCCTTGATGAAGCGCAGAAGAGGAAGCTCCTCCTCGTTGTATCTGAGCCAGATGAGCGGCACGGAAGTCCAGTTATACGGCTGCGGCCCATATGTGAAATGGCTTTCCTGCTCCTCGGGGATCTCCTTGTAATGGCCGTCGTTGTTCTCGTCAGTGAACCGGCGGACGCCTTCCAGGTTCCAGAATTCAGCATGGCCAACCCTTTTCCGCTTCTGGCCGATAAAGACGGTCTGCTCGTAGAAGCGAATAAAGCCGTCCAGCTCATCTACTCTCTTCCAGAGAGGGATGACCTCCTTATACGGCAGAACAGAGAAGCACAGCTTCCCCTCGGAATCAATATAGGGCTGCAGCCAGCCCACACCATCCCGGATGGCATTCTTTCCGATGCGTTGGATCTTCCGGCGGAATTCATTGTCAAACAGAGCGGTCAGTGCATCGCCGTATTGCTTGTTCTCAGTCGACACCGACCACGGGCGGGACAGGAGATATCTGACCTTCTGATCCACCACGCGGCGGTAAATAGGGTGCTCAATGCGGCAGTTGGAGCGTCCTTCGATGTCCACCTGCTTCTTCTGGATATCAGAGCGGTTTTTGTAATACTCCTCCGCCGTCAGGATCTCCGCATACTGCGGGGACTTTCGGAAGTCTTCAATCTCCTGGCTGACGATCTGCTCCAGCGTCATAGGCGCCGTGTCTGGGGCGCTGAGTGCCGCATTGATGAGTTCGGTTTGAGTGTACTGCATAGGCTCACCTCAAGATGCTGATGCTTGGCCGCTTCATGTCATCCTCACATGCATAGCGGATAGCATCGATATGATGGTTGTCATGGTCTGGGAACCCGGCCTTGAAGTTCCCGTCCTTGTCCCGATCCAGCTCATAGCCGGAGAATTCTCGTGCTGTCTCCGGGCACCTGACGGGGTCAATGATGATCTCCTCCAGGTCCTGCAGCCACTTGATGCCATACTCAACGCTGTCCGGGCCCTTCTTGGCACCGGCAACATTCAAGCCAAGGTCGCGCATTTCATCAATGCTCTTCGGCTCGGCGCTGTCGCAGGTGATCCGCTTAGCGCCTGCCAGCGGCTTGATGAGCTCCGCCGCCTTTCGGTTCTTCAGACGTACTTGATGCAGCTCCCGGAAAATGTAAAGGCGCCGCCGGGTCTTGTCGTAATGGCACTCGTTATAGACGAAGGGGTCTGTGGCATAGCCCCAGTCAATGCCGCGGCGAATACGGTCAAAGCGGTCGATCACCTCATCATGTAGCTCTACGAAGTTCACGTTGTCGAAAACTTCGCCGCCAGTGCCGGTGACCTCGCCCAGATA